TAGCTCCAGTAGACCCTACTACCCCTGTAGCACCAATAACTCCAGTTGCACCAATGACTCCAGTTGCACCAATGACTCCGGTAGCTCCAGTAGCACCCGTTGCTCCCTGAATTCCAGTCGCTCCTATTGCTCCCGTTGCTCCCTGAATTCCGGTAGCTCCAGTGACGCCAGTGGCGCCAGTAGATCCAGTCAATCCAGTAGATCCAGTCAATCCAGTAGATCCAGTCAATCCAGTAGATCCAACTCCTGTAGCGCCTTGAGCACCAGTCGCTCCAGTTGCTCCAATTCCCGTAGAACCCGTAATGCCGGTCGCTCCCGTAACTCCTGTGGCGCCTGTGGCGCCTGTTGCGCCTACAGTTCCAGAACCGGCCATGTAAGCCAACCCTGTCCAGGCCGTAGCACCATCACCAAACTTACTCTTTTTGGTATCAGTCTCCAACCCCACTTCGCCCAATGACAACACGGGATTTGCAGAGGTCCAGTTTGCTGCTGTATCCCTACGGAGTTGAATTCTATCGGCCATAAATTAAGCAGTTCCTCCGTTGTAAGCGGTTGTAAAACTTGATGTTGATGCACTGCCGTTGTCCACAGTGCGAGCAAAAACTACCGTAAACGCATTCTCGCCATTAAGGTTGCCGCCTCCGGTTCCACCAGACGCTACACCCCAAGGGCTTTTGGATCTCCTGCGTGTAAGGTAACGGATCATTAGAAACCTTCGCCTTGAATAATATGAAGCGAACCAGTACCGGAATCAGAAATGTAAGCCAAAACACTGTCATCTTGAAACTTACCAATAGTAACTTGTGATCCAACCGGCACTGGGTAATCCTTGTTGGTTGCAGGATTTCCGTTGGAACTTGCGCGAACGTAAATTAACACGCTCCCAAGATTCGTAAGGCACAAAGACTTTGACCCAACACCCAGGGTAACGCTGGCAGACGTTGTTGTAGGCGAAACCGTTTGTCCCGCGGCGTACTTTGGAATGAAAGGGATGATGACCATAAATTATCCTACTCTGTACCAGACTTTTAGCACCGGTTCAAATCGCAACGTAAAAAAAGAATTTGCTGACAATGATGTGGGTGCGCCAACAACCGTAGATCCGTTACCATTTATAGTCAACGCAGTAACGGCCTGGGTGCAATTCACAAGGATTTCTTGTGACTCAACAGAATTCAAAACAGAAGGCAGTGTGATTGCTCCAGTAAGATATGCAGCAAGCGGAGTAAGCACCAACCAAACGCTTTTGTTCGAGTCGTTGACTAGAACAGTAAAACCGGTTGCGTTCGGAGCGACATATTGAAGGCGTTTCCCATCAACAGAACTTGTTCCGGCCTGCATCCAGGCCAAAACAGTTGAGCCAAGTGCTCTGTAATCCTGCCCGTTGTTATTAACGGCAAAAGTTGTTCCGTCTTGAACTAAATCCGTTAACGCAAGTCTTTCAATGGACATATTACAAATCGTTGAAGTTTAGCTGACCGTTTTTGGTTACTCGAAGCGGGTCCAAATTAGGTTGAATCAAATACCGGTCGTTCCAGTACTTGTTACCCGATCCAGAAGGCATTGTGGTGGGCATTTGCAACTCTGCTGGAATCGTAAATTGAATCAGCATAGCATCATAGGACTGCTTTGCTGCCATCTTGGTTTCCAGTGCCACTTCCTTGCCATACCCAGGCCCCAGTCGCACTGCCAAATTCAAAATGATCGGCTCATTACATGAGTCCGGAACCGCGGGAGTTTCATCGTCAATTGATGAGGTTTGGGGCGCCGAAGAAATAGGCCAACCCACATTTATCCCCTTCAAGTTCCATGATCCCATCATGGAATCTAACCGCAACAACGCGGAACTCAACTGATCTGCCGTCAGGTCATAGATATAGGATGCGAGTCCTATTTCTTCAAACGCCGCGAGAATATAGAGGCGCTTTGTCCAGGCCATAATTAGTTCTTTTTCTTGTCAGCTTGCTTCTCTGGAGGATTTGCTGCGGCTTTTGCCTCTGCCGGAGTCAGATACCATCCTTCTTTGAGCGCAAGGTCAAGCACTCCCTCGCGTGAAGCGTCAACCACAGTGTAATCGAAAAGATCACCGTGAATACGATGCGCCCCAGGATGCCGGTAAAGCATTGTTTCATTGCAGAAAATTTCTACAAGCGTTTTGCCTCGCATAAAATTAAAGAGAAGGGAGGGACAGTTTCCTGCCCCTCCCCGTAATCCTAGCTACCCAGATTAGGTCTGGCTGAACAGCATGATGCCGGTCATTTCGGGTTGCTTGTTCACAACACCGAAGAAGCAGTCCAGACGATACTTGGTCACCATCGTGTTGATATCGTAGAACTTCTGCATCACGATTTCGATGCCCTGATCTGTGCTGGCACGCATCACTGCAACACCGGCATCAGGAGGAATCACATAACGGCCTGGGAGCAACTCAATCGCATCTTTCTGCCAGAATGGGTTGATGTTTGCCGTGACCGTGTTCAGGAACGTGATAGCCGCACCGGAAGCCGGTGTGGTCGTGACGTTCTGGTATTCTAGTTCAGCGTCAGTTCCACCACCACCAGAGATGATGGGAGGGCTGATTTGCACAGTGCCTGTCCCACCGGAACCGGAGACAATCGCGGTGACGCGGAAGGTCTTCAACTGGCCGGTGGATGCCTTGGTAATGTGATGCACTGCAAACACGCCGGTGATCGTGAACGCATCGCCAACTTTAACGGTGCCAGATCCAACAGTGATGTTGATGTTCTGGTAACGGTTATCGACGTTGCTCACTTCGCCCGTAGAAGCGGTGCTCGTTGCGCGAGGTGTGTACCACTGGTTTGCGCCATTGATGCTTACGCTTACCCCTGCCGCCGGAGTCAGACGGTTGGCGTAATCGAGCTTGTAGGTATCAAATGATCCTACCATCCCAACACGGGACTTCTCGTATGCCGTAATCGTCTTGCTCGCCTGAAGGTTCTGACGGGCAGCAAGGTTGCTTGCCATGCCGTTGTAGTCGCGAGTGGACAAAGCCAAGCAACGCTCAAAATCCTGAACTCCCTGCTCGTTCATAATCGCTTCAATCTGAGCAACGTCATCAAACCCAGTGGCAGCACTGCCGCGAGAAACAACCAGGGTTCCCTGATTAGAAGCGACATTCATCACCGCTACGTTGATATCGGAAGCCAGTTTCTGCTTGGCGGCATTTCCAAGACGGTTTTCCTGAAGAGCATCGCGCAATTCAAGTGCCGTCATTCTCCAAGGAACAGATTTACTAAACCCAATAGTGGCAGGCACTGCCAACTGGGTAAAATCCTTGAAGTTGCTCGTCATATCCGTTCCGGAAAACGACTGAGCAATGTAGGGTTGCGGGCGCCAGATCGTATTGTTAGTACGTTCCATCATGGTGGAGTCCGTGTTGTACACAGACACTTGACGAGACAGGACTAGAGCGTCCTGGAATCCTTCGAGGATGTTTTCAAACGCTACGCGTTCTTCCTTGCTAAAATTGTTGGCCATAAGACTTTACTGTTTGTTTTTAAGTTGGTTTTTGTAGGCGAGAACTTTCGTAAAATCGCCTGTTTTTGCTGCATCTGCCCGCAACCGTTCCAAGGACGAATCAACCGTTCCGGACATAGCGCCGGTCCCAGAAACTCTCCGTTCAGGAGGAGGAGGAGTTGATTTTTTCTTTTCCACAGTTATTCGGGTTTCTAATTTTGCTACAGCAAATGAAAACTGAACCGGATCTTTTAACTCAGCTAGTTCCTTTGCTTTCTTAGGATTTTTTCCTAGTGCGTAAATCAGTTGTACGGGATTTTCGCTTCCCTGCAATAAAATTCCTTGTTGAGCAATTGAAAACGTATCGTTTACCAACGCCTCCGCTTCATCGTAATCAGTAGCGCCAAACGTCTGTTTGGAACTCGCATAATTATTAACCTTGGCTTGCCAGGCTTGTTGCTCTGCTTGCTGTTGCTGCTGAATTACTCGTTCACGATCCTCAGACTCCCGTTTACGGGCATACCATTGCTCCAACTGGGATTCGTACACATTAGTGTCAAAGTCACAAGTTTCCAGACTTGGCTTTGTCCCCAAGGTGACCTGTTCAACAGGATTTGCTGCCTTAATACGGTCCTGTAGCTCTCGGTTCTCGCGTTGAAGATCCCTGTTGCGCTTTCTAACGTCTCGCACCCATTGAGGGGCAGGTTGCTTGTCTTCTTCGTCTGGTTCTTCTCCAGCAATGGAAACAACAACGTCATCTCCAAGTTCCTCCGGTTGCGTTTCCGAGTCCGTTTTCGGCTCAGGTTCTGTATGCTCAACGGGTTCACTCGGAGTTTCAATTTCCGGCACTTCAACTTCCAGGTCTTTGTCTTCAGGTTCGTCTATCATGGTTGTGGGTTACTCTGCGGCATCGCAGGTGGTGGTGGTTGCTGCATTGGTGCAGCAGCAGGTGACTGCTGAATCCCGCCTTGCGGAATAAAAGAAGGCACTGCTCTCTGCACCATCTCAAGGTGGTTCAAATCCACCTTGGAAAGTGTCTCCAACGCTTTGGCGTGTTGCTCGTCCGCTTTGGCGGCAATCAGAACCGTTTCAGCCCTTGCCTTGATTGCTGCTGCCGTTTCTTTGTCTGCCGCCGCCATGATGTAGGTATTCTCCGGAGTAGGCGCCTGGTTCTGCATCTCTATTGCCATTTCTTGCTTCTCCATCTCGGTGGGCTTGACCACACCCATACGAAGCAACTGCTTCCGGAAGTATTCTCGCACATCACCAATGCCTTCTCCCTCCATGTTCATCATAATCATGGAAGAAAGCACCTTCAGCATCTCTGGGTCTTGGGTCATTGCCATCATGCCGGTTAACGACTTGACCGTAGACGTGCGCTTGCTGGCACTGGTAGGCCCAACCTCGACAATCACATCAAAGACTGCCCTGGTGATATCGTTCTCCATCTCCACTTCCCCAGTATTCTGGTTCATTGTGGGTTGCATGAGCTTGATCAACTCGACCTTCCCATTGCTGGCAATGCTTTTCATCTTCCGGTCGCTCTCGATGAACACATCTCGCGCCATTGACAACCAGATCTCGCCGGAACGCTTGATTGACCGGCCCATGTTGTCCATGTAGATGAAGCTCTGATTGCTCAAAGCATTCTGGATCATATCTACTGCCTTGCCGGTAACGTGCGAGAGCATCTTCTCAGCGTTCTGACCGTTGCCCAGCACCTCCTGCATATCAATCTCGGTGATCTGTAGCAGTGCCGCCATCGCAGGGGGCGGGGTAGGCGACTTCGTGTACGCAATTGGCCCCGCGGCCTGCTGATTGCCGTTCATATCGGTCAACGGATTGACCAGCAGATACGGAAAGTTCCGTAGGTTGTCTTCAGACCACATCACCTGGTGACCAGCAACCTGTTCAGGTGTAAAGATCGGCTTTTCAACTGACGAGATTGCACTGATCTCAGCCAGTTTGGACAACTGCATATTCTTCAGACGCTGAACGTCCTTTGCCAACCGAATATGCCCCATGCAACGCTCGACGTTGTCTACAAACCACCGTTTTCCGTATACCGGAACGATTGGGATGTTGTTTCCGGCCAGTACTCCGCAATCTTCCAGCACACTGTTGCCGGACATAATGTACTTATGGCACTTCTGCCGCTTGAGCTTCTTTTCCCGCACCTTTTTCCAGCCCAAATTCTTGAGCATGGGCCATTCGTTCTCCATTTCGTCGTCAGACAACGTCTTTTCCTCGCCCATCAGACTCTTCACATACGTCACTGTCTCGGAAATTTCCTCAATCCGGTAGTACTCGCACACATAAACAACGTCCGGAGTAAGCCAGTCGAACCGCAACTGCTGGATCGTCTTAGGCCAAGATGATGGATCATCGTCAAACTCCTCCCGATACGCCGCAGGAGTCATCGAATACAGTACAAAACACCGTTTAGCGTCCGATTTATCGTACCGCTTCCCGTTCAAATCCCAGAAAACGCTACTATCCGCGTCATAAATCGGCTCAATCCGAATCCTCTGCCTCTCATCGTCCGCGTCCTCCGGATAAGCATACTCAGTCCTGAGCCTCCAGGCGCCAATCCCGCCGGTGACCGCTTCCTCAAACGCATTGTCATACGCTTCCTGCGCCCCACTGTACTGCTCGTCCGCTCGATACAAACCAGCACAGGTATCAGCCAGCTTATCGTACTCTCCATCTTCCTTGGACGCAAAAGCTACCGTGATTCGATTATTCCGGTACTCATTACACACTCGCAGTACACTCATGTGTACTTTATTCACCTCAAACCGAGGTTTGTTTTCAAACTGATCGCCCAGCGGTCCTTCCCACTGCGCTCCAGCTATCGAAGTAAAGCGCCGGTCCTGCAAACAGAGCAACCGTTCGTTACGAAGTGCTGCTTGAATCACATCAAATTCGCGCACCGCTTCCTGATGAATATCAGCTAACTTCGTTTCTTTACTCATAATCGTTAACTTGACCTAGCAAAAAAACTCTTTACAGGCAACAACGCAACACCGGCATTTCGCGCCCGCGCCTTGGCCTGTCCCGCTCGATGTAGCCCGCTTACTACCAAATAGCGAGTGGCATCCATCAAATGGTCGTGTTCCTTAACCACCTTCCCATTTGTGTCCCGCCGGTACAACCGAAATTCTGAAACCCAGTTGTTCATGCTCTTAAACACTTTCAACCGGCCAGTGCTCATCCTCTGCCACACATCGTACAAGCCCGTCTCGACCGCATTGTTGGCAACTGCAAGGTCCAATCCCAACGCCTTGTACCTCGAAAACAACTGCTGACCGTCTCCCTGCGCCCGTCCGCGACTCGCCGGATCAATCACCCCTGGCAGTCCAATCCCCCGCGCCCGAATTGCCTCCGCGTGAATTGCCGGTTCTGCCTGCCCCCTGTAGTGCTCCGAGTACAGGTACGCGCATCCACTATCCTGATCCAGCGCAGCAAACACCGCGGCAGTCCGGTTCCAGCCCACATCCATCCCATAAGCCCTAGGCCAGTGATCCGGTATCTCAAAGTCTGCGACCACAACGTCACTCTCCGGCACTGGATAAATTGCACCGGCACCCAACTGAGGCACGCCCTTGGAACGCGCATCCCGCTGGAACGGTGGAATCGACTGCCACAGTTCCTTTTTCTGCTCCGCACTTAGGTGCGGCACATCATCCCAGGTCGCCATCCCCACGAATTTCGACCCATCCGCACGCTCCACTACCTCCCCATCCTGCAAGAATGCCATCACCGTCTCACTCATCCCCATCAAAGGCGTGAACGTCAGCATCGTCATCCCGTCATTCGTCATCGTTCGCAGAACGCACTCCGTATACACATCTAGCGGAGGTTCCTCGTCCAACCAAATGATATCCTGCTCCGTTCCTTGAAACGCCTCCCGCCTTTGGTCGTAACTTTTAAATACCAACCGGCTTTCATCCCCACTCTGGTGCCGCACCACCACAATTTCCAACGCCTCCGCTACGCCCGCCTTCGAGGTCGTCCGCAAAATATCCTCCTTGGGTATCAACCCAGTCCCGTAGTTCCCTGGGGCGCCCATTAGCTTCAACTGCAAAATATCACGGGTCGTCTTACCCGTGTCCCCCGCCGCCCAAGCCGAAATCCCCTTCTTGAACCGGCGCCCAGTCCACCACTCCGGATACCGGCCAGTCAAATGCAGTGCCAGTTCGTACCCACCAATCCCCTCGGTCTTCCCAATACGGTTCGCCGCCATCATCAACCGCTCACGGTATTTTGAACCAGCATTGAAAAATGCAATGTGTTTCGGGTACAACTCACGCCGAATCGGCCCCTCATCCGGATAGTACATCTGGATCTTCCTCTCCTTCGCCCGCCGCAATTTTTCCTCCAACGCCAACGCGAGCAGTTTCTTCAACTCCTCACCCTGGGGCGCAGGGGGCGCCTCCGGTGCAGCAAAAGCCTCCGGTGCCGGTATCACCTCCGGTTCAGGCGCCGGTGCCGCTTCAGGCACCTTCTTAGGACGTCCGCGCTTTTTTGGTGCCTCACTCACCCCTGCACCTCCTCCCGTATTGGCTCACGCCTTGCGGTTGCTAGACCTTCAAGCAGTTCCATATGCTCACTGTCCACGATAATTTTGACGTGTGGATGACAATTGTCATTTAGCCACTGCATGAGCGGCATTGCTGCCTCTCTGAGTGTTTTGAGTTGTTGCTCGGTCATTATCATTTTGCCTCCTCCTCTTTTTTTGGCTCACACTCGGCGCAATACCAATCCGCGCCGTCTAGATCCATTTCGTGTAGACACTTTTGACAAATTGGACCTTCGTCCAAGCCGTCGTCCTCATCGTCACTTCGTCCGGTGGAAAGCATATCTCAATCAAAACGGTGTGTTCTCCGAGTCATCCTCGTCCTGGGTAAGCTTACCAGTCTTCTCCGGAGCATTCCCCAGCATCTGCATCATCTCACCCACCACCCTGAGCTTACTCCGCTTCTCCCCATCCTTCTCCCACTGCTCCAATTTCAACCGGCCCTCCACATACACCGGCTTTCCCTTCTTTAACCACTTCCCAGCTATCTCTCCCACCTTCCCAAACATCACCACATCAATAAATGTAGCCTCCTCCTTCTTCACACCATCCTGCGTCCAACTCCGGTTAATCGCCAACCCAAACTCCGCAATCGTACTCCCACTCGGCAACACCTTCACATCCGGATCTCGCGTCAGGTTCCCTATTAACATCACTCGATTTAAATTTGCCATATTACTGTGCTATATAACTACTTCAGCTTCAATTGTTACTACGTCTCCTAAAAGTCCCTGCTTCTTACAAGCTCCCATAATCTCAGCTACCTTCACAGATAACTGATCATCTGTCATCTCGCTTAACTCCAACTTCAACGGTTCATCCTTCATCCCCGCTATCTGAGTTGGCAAAACCTTATGCAACAACCCAACAAACGTCCGCGGGTCCGTGTGCGCCATCGAAATCAAATACTCCACTCCCCCAGCCTCCTCATACGCCTTCATAATGTCATCTCTCAACGACATCGCCATCTTCATACTACCCAGGCGCCCGCCCGTCTTTGCTTTACTCGGCATCCCATCACTCTAAGAGGTACTGTCGTAAACGCAAGCACTTTATTTTTAGACCAAAACGCGAGGGTCTGGTGCATAGGGATATCTATGGAACGGGCGCGGGGGCGCAGGGGGGCGCGCCCCCGCGGGTGTGCGGGCGTGCGCGCGCGTACACATAGGCGCGTACACATAGGCGCGTACACATAGGCGCGT